TCTTTGGCCCCTACGGCGCCCCTCAGTACTACAATGTAATACGCTCAGACGGCTCCAGCCGCCGAGTACCTGCAAACGCTGTAATGCACCTGTACGAGCCAGAACTGGCTTCTGGCGCGCGCGCTTACAGCCCACTTCAGCACAGCATCAATAACCTCGTTGACATGCTGGAAATCCTATCGCTCGAAAAGGAAGCCGTCAAAACCAACAGCGATTTGGTTCGTACGATTACGCGCGAGAACGCACAGTTCGACGGCACCCAGTCCGACTTTGAAGCCTTCGGCATGCGTCCGCAGGACTACGGTGAAAATGGTCTTGCTGACCCAAGGGAAGCATCGACGTTCATCGGCGGCAAGACCCTTGCCCTCGCTCCCGGCGAGAAGTTAGAGTCTTTTGAATCCCAGCGTCCGAACAGCACGTTCAACGGATTTATCGAACACCTTATGCGTGATTCGCTCGCAGGGGTACTACCCTTCGAGTTCGTGCATGACGCAACCAAGGCAGGCGGTGCAACTATGAGGTTCATAGTAGCCAAGGCTGACCGCAAGTTCCAGCATCGTCAGAATGTGCTGATGCAACGCTTCCTCACTCCTGTGTGGGGCTACATTATCGGTAACGCCATCAAGAATGGCGAAATCCCTTCCATTGATAGTTGGATGCAGGTTTCCAGCACCACCCCGCGCCGTGTCACCGTGGATGCCGGACGTGATGCCCAGCAGACCCGCCTCGACATCGAGACTGGCATCAAGACCATCACACAGTTCCACCTTGAGAACGGTGATGATCCGCGCGAACAGATGCGCGCCAATGCCGCCGAGAAAGCGTACATCAAGGAACTTGCCGAGGAGTTTGAAATCCAACCTTCCGCAATCTACAAGCCACAGAACGTAGCCCTCGACGCCATTGACGCATCTTTCTCCGAAGAAGGCGCTAACAAGGGCGACACCATGACCATCCAAGACGATGGCGAAGATGTCGAAGTTTCCGTGGACGACCCCAACGTCAAGCCCAAGGTAAAAAACCGCAAAGACGAAGAATAAAACATTATGAACTCACTTCAAAACGCCTTTAAGACGCTAACGCCTATGCTCATTGAACCGAGCAAGGCGAAAGCCTATCTCGATAAAGTAGCAAACTTCCCCATCCCACAGAAGGCAAATGATGACCTAGAGGACATGCTGGAGATGGTCTTTGGTAAAAAGCCAGAGATGGCAAAGTCCGGAAAGTTGGCCATCATCCCCGTAAAGGGGGTCATTGGCAACGACCTTACCGAACTTGAAAAAATGATGGGAGGTTGCGATGTCGATGACATCGAGGAGATGATTGAGGACGCCGAGCGCGACCCTAACATTGAAATCATCTTGTTCGACTTTAACTCCCCCGGCGGCACCGTCACGGGAGTTCCAGAGTTATCCAATCGTATTTACAAGTGCGGCAAGCGCACCATCGGATGGACGTGTTCGCAGTCCTGCTCTGGATCTATGTGGCTAATGAGCCAATGTGACGAAGTCTTTGTCAGCGGTTCCTCCACCGTCGGTTCCATCGGCGTTTACATCCCCGTCCTTGACGAGTCCAAGGCATACGCAGAAGAAGGCTATACCCTCGACCTTATCAAGTCGGGTTGGGCCAAGGGCGCGGGATTCCCCGGAACCAAGATGTCCACAGAACAGCGTAAACTATTTGAGGACGACGTTGCCGAAACACACGCTTGGTTTATCGGCGACATCATGCGTAAGCGCTCCATGGCCGACATCAAGGACATGCAGGGTCAATGCTGGTCTGGACGCAAAGCCGCCACCAAGATGCTTGTAACGGGCATCAAGGATACCCTAGACGATCTGCTCATGCACATCGGCGCGGACGTGTACGCCAACCTTGAGCGCCAAGAGCCTTCGGTCGAATCGACCGCTTCCTATGCCGCCGACGTAAGCCCAGAACAGGGCGAAAAGGATGATGGCGTAGCCCCTGTGTCCAAGGGTAAGAAAAAGAAGAAAAAGAAAAAGGACGGAGACAAGGATGAGGAAGTCGAGGATGACGATGAAGAAGCACCCGAAATCCCAGACGAGTCCTGCCCCCCTGTGGACACGGATGACAAGAAGTCTCGTTGACATTAGGCTAAACTCAAGATGACCCTCGAAAAACTGTACACCGACCTCAAGGAAGCGTTCACGGGCAAGACTGCCGAAGTTGAAGCCAAGGCTGGCGAAGTCGCCTCCCTCACCGCAAAGGTCGCAGAGATGACTGCCGCAATTTCCTCCAAGGAAGCCGCTTTCGTCGAACTCGCCGCGCAAGCGAAGGACATGGCCGACAAGTTGGCATCCGCTGAAGCCTTTGCCAAGAAGGCACAGGAAGATGTCGCTCGTATCGCCGCCGCGCAGGAAACCGCAGGCAAGAAAGCCGCAAACATCGTCGCTGACGCTGGCGTCCTCCCTGTGGAAGTCACCCCCGGTGAAGCAACCGCCGCCTCCAAGTCTGATGACGAGATCGTCGCTGAATGGTCTGCGATGAAGCAAGGCACCAAAGATAAGCAAGCGTTCTTCGACCGCAACAAGGCTTCCATTCTGCGCGTCCTCAAACTCGCCTAATTTTCACCTTCAAACCCTAAATAATAAACTACTATGGCTAATGCTATCGGAGGCTTAACCCTCCAACTGGTTGCGGAAGAATCCCTCCGCACCCTCGTCCCGGAACTCGTACCCCTCACGGAAATTGCCGTGACGGACTTCGGTTCCTACGTCGCCGAGCGCGGCACCACGGTTCATACCCGTTATGCTGACTCGTTCACCGCTACGACCTTCGACGCCGCCAACGGCTTCGTTCCGGCCAATGCCGTCTCCACGGACGTTCCCGTGACCATCGCCGACCTCAAGTATGTCGATGTCGCCTTCACCGACTACGAAGCCTCCACGCTCTCGCTGGAACGCCTCCGTCGCCTGTTCTTCGCCCCGATCGCCAACGCCGTCCAGAAGTCTCTGTTCGACGAAGTGCTTTCCAAGGTGACCACGGCTAACTTTGCTACCGCCGCTTACTCTGGCGCCAAGGCTTCGTTCAACCGTGTTGCTATCGCCAACGCCGCTACCGAGTTGACCAAGGCTAACCTCCCTCACAAGGGTCGTAAGTTGCTCCTCTCCCCAGACGCTCTGGGTCAGTTGGTGCAGGATGCTTCCGTCGCGCAGACGTTCTCGTATGGTAACAGCGATGTTATCCAGAACAACTCCATCAGCAAGAACCTTCACGGCTTCTCTGTTACCGAGTACAACGGCTTCCCGACCTCGGGCACCGCTTACACGGAACACCTCAATGGCGTGGCTTCCTGCAAGGAAGGCTTGGTCATCGTGACGCGCGTCCCTGCCGCCCCGACCACGGGTGGTGGCGAACAGATGAATGTGACCGACCCGGATTCGGGCTTCACCTTCGCGCTTCGCTACTGGTACAACTGGCAGACGGGCAAGCACAATATGTCCGCTCTCTGGCTCGTTGGTTCGGCTGTTGGTAACCCTGCCGCCCTCCAGCGCATCGCCTTCACCTCGTAATCGAGGTGCTAGTTTAGGGGTCAGCGCATGACCCCGCCGCGCAAATGCAAAGAGGCCCATCTCCTTCGGGGGGTGGGCTTCTTCATTTATGGACATCGGGCTAAACTCAAATGAGCATCCAGTCTGAATGGGCGGCTGATGCCGCTGAAATCCTCGCTGAAATCCCCAAGGCGGTCACGGTAAAGAATGTGCCTTCCGGCGCGCCCGTGGCTCTTAATGCCCTTATGGGGCCACCCATGGTCATGCAGGACTTGGAAACTGGTGGCTTCGTGGACAGCGCGGCGTTTGACATCAAGTTCAAGCGTACCGATGCGGTAGCCAATGTTGGTCTAATCGCCAAGGGTAACATCATTGAGTTTAACACCACCAAGTACCGAATCATGGCCGTCAATGACCGACCACCTTCGGCTTGGGTGATCTGCAAGGTGCAAACCCTCGTCCAGTAATGGCGGTTGTCGCAACAGCCCAGCGCGACGTAAGGGTAGACAATGCCGAATTACGCAGGGCTATTGCTGTCTACGCATCGGTTGTAAAGCAGACCCTTGCCAATGTGGTCAAGGAACAGGCGCGCTTAATGTGCCGTGACATGGTGGACTTCACCCCTCCCTTTGAGTCAAAGCCGTCTACAGGCGGTCAGAAGGTAGGCGGAGGCTTTACCCTCAAGGCTCGCAATAAAGGGCGCGCTTCTGCCGAGCGCGACATTCGCAAGATTTTTGCCCCCCTACCCCAAGCCCAAGCAGGTACGGTAGCCAAGTATGGCAACCCTTCTGTTTTTGCCGCATGGATGAACCAGAAGATGGCTCTGCCAGAGCCTCACCAACCCGGTTACATCTTTGACATCGCCAAGCGCGATGGCGTATGGCTTACGTCCACAACCCATTGGGATTACTTTAAACAGGTTGAGAACAGCGCCAAGTCCCGTAAGGCCACATTCTACCTTCAGCCCAACATGGGAGACTTGGATCGTATCCATAGGCGATTGCGCGGCTCCCCGCACTACCGAGTCAACGAAAGCAAGACTTCTGAAAAAGTCTACGTCGAGGACTTCAAGATGGTCGCCAGATACGTCAAGAAAGTCCAACAGCGCGTTGGTAAACTCAAGTCTGGCTGGTGGTGGGCAGGTCAAATGCTTGGAAAGATGCGCCAAGCCCAATGGATTACCGAACAGGGTTCCTCTACAGCAATCTGCCAGCCTAAACTTGATGGTGATAAGCCCGGAGTCCTCATCGGGAATAGTATAGCCCGTAAGCACTCGCAGGCTTGGCACCTTTTTGCTTTGGCTCGAAACTACCGCCATTTTGCTCTCCGAAACCAAATTATCCAAATCCTCAAGGGTGACAGAAACCGTGGCAGGATTCTTGAGGCGGCAAACAAACTAAAAGGCATTTCCATCTCTACCCAACCATGAGTACCCCATTCTATTCAATCCGTAGCATCTTGGAGTCCAAACTGACTCCCTACATCGCCGCTGGCATCCCCGGCGTGGCCGTCAATAAGGGCATTACGGATGACGTGCGCGTATTGCCCCAGATCATCGTCTACGCCGAGAACGCTACCGCCGCCGATGCCCTTGGCTCCCACCCCCTTGGTAACTACCAAATCAGCCTCAAGGTGTACGTCTATTCGTCCGCCGATGACGAAACGCTAGATACCCACCGCGCGCGGGTACAGGAGGTAATGAACCTGCTAAATGACGATGCCGCAGTCAAAGCCCTGTATACTCCAGCCACAGACGGCCAAATCTACGACCTATGGATTAACTCGGACGACGAAGGCATGAGCCAGCGCCGCTACGGCAACGTCCTTGATTTCACGGTATTTGCCGTATCCCCCCCCGCCCCTTGACATTCGGCTAAACTCAAAGAACTACTATGGCTTCTATCGACTACGGCGTGGCACACTTCTTCGGTTTACGGGGTACTAAAACTTACATGACCATCCAAAGTGATGGCATTACCGAATCCTTCGCGCTCGATGTTGAAGTGGCCAACGAGGATGGTGTGGTGATCACCGATCGCCTTGACGACCGCCGCCACGAAGTTACGCTTGATGGTGTGCTTCTTGCCACCGACACGATTCCTGTTAACGGAACCAAGTTTTCGTACAATTCCATTGTTTATATTCTAAAGTCTATCGACGACAAGGGTACCAATAAGGATTTCCGTAAGGTCAGCGTTAAGGGTATCAAGTACGAAGGCATCACCCTTACGATCTAACCCTAACGGGTTTCCGAGTATGGACACTCGGTTTATCAAGGCTACCACAGCCCTGCCTGCGCCCAATCGGGTGTGCGGCAAGGTTTTGCTTCCGTTCTGCCTTCGGCATCGTGTCCTATTGGAGTCCATTGACTCACCGTTCCTAAAGCCGGACGACAGGTCTTTTAGCGCAAAGGATGTAATCTGGGCAATCAAGATCATTAACACCTACGACAAATCTGTAATCCATGAGTCCCTGTCCTTACAGGAACGCATGTGGATGTGGGTACTGAACAAGAGCCGTTTTAACTTGGCGCGCACCGCAGGGTTCATTTTGGGACATATTACAAACTCCTGCTCTTATCCTAAACTTTGGACTAAAGAGGAGAACGGTAAGAAAAGTGAGAACATTCCTTGGACGCTATCATGTGTGGCCAATAACGTAAGGAATGGTTGCTCGCTTGAAGAATCATGGACAATGCCGGAAGGTGAAGCCGTGTGGATGTCTATTTCCCATGCTGTCTATAACGGCGCAAAGATTGATGTTCTTTCTACTGATGAGGAAAAAGAACTAGAGAAGTTCAACGAACGTATCGAAGCCTACAAAAAATCCCAACAAAAGAACTAATGGCTGGCACCGATCTAACAGTATACATTGGCGCAGACGCTACGGCTTTTGTAAAGGGCATGGACGAAGCCATCAATACAGCCTCTGGTAGCAAAGGTGGCGGTAAGTTTGCCAATCTTTTGAAGGCAGGCGTCGAGGGAGGCATGACTGGTCTTATTTCCGGGATTGGTCAAATGTTTGGGCCAGAAGGTCAACTGGTAGCCGCCGCTATCAACTTAATCGTCGAAGGTGTCCAAAAGTTAATCGAGAAAGCCAAGGAGTTCCGTAACCTTTCGTACTCTACTGGTTTATCAAGTGGTGAACTTTCAAAACTTGAAGGGTATGCAGAATCTACTGGCATCAGTTTAAATACGCTTGCAGGGGCTTTCTATGAGTTTAATAAGCGTATGGCTACCGCGCAGATTCGTGGAAGTGAGTTTAATGTAGCGGCGGCCAAACTCGGTCTAGACCTAGATAAATTAAAAGACAGAACGCTTACCGCGCAAGATGCTATGTATGCACTTGCCAAGGCCCATCAAGCGGGAACCGATGACGCAACCTTGGCTTACTACGGCAACCTTCTTCTGGGATCGTCCTATGAGCAGTTGCTCCCGGCAATCAAGCGCGGCACGTCGGACATGAAGGCTTTTGCCGATATGACAATTGAAAAAGGCGATGCACAAACAGAAGCCATGGCAAGATTTGCAGACTACTGGAGCGCAATGTGGAACGGTCTTTATAACGTTTTTTATAACATTGTTGGTGCCATTATTAACATGGTTCAAACAATGGAGGACGCATTAACAATAGTGTTTGCTCGCATTATTTCAATTTATAGTCCAGAACGCGCCGCTGAATACTTAAACGCAAGAATGGTTGGAGCAAATGATTTTAGAAAAGAAGCAGTTGCGGAAATGGCCGCCAACACCATGTCCGATGATGATGCGGCAATCTTCATGGGTAAGATGGCAGAAATCCTTGGCGAAGGTGGCAAGCAAATTAAACCTTTTGGACTCCAGTCCGCGCAGGGCGCATCCTCAATGCAACAGATGGGTGGCGGTGACATTGTCTCTGCCATAGCCTTTACGCCACTTGAGCGTATCGCCAACGCCACCGAAGAAACCGCCAAGAACACGGCACCCAAGCAGAGTAACGCACCAGACGTTGTAAAAGGTCAAACCATGATCCCACTAGGCTTCTAATTTATGGCACGACTAGATTACGGCAACGACCTTGCCGCACCACAACTTCAGCCCGGATATACCATCAGCGCGGACGGCTTTGGGCTTGTCCAAATCAAGGCTACCTTCCGCTGGGATAAGACCTACTTTCTAACAGGCGATGCCTATAACGGTGAGTTCCAACTTGGTAAGCAATTTGTCGTTACTCGGTATAACTACTGCCGGATGTACAAGTGGGATTACGTCGAGGAAAAGAACGGCGTAATTCTAATCACGGCAGAGTATACAGGCATTGACCCAGAGTATAATGTTGAAGGTGGTAGAATTACGCTTCCTCAAATCCAGATGGTAGGATCATCTTCCGCCGAGGACATCAGCCACCATCCTAACTTCATCAAACTTAATTGTATTTCAAACGGTCTTACTGGAATCCTTGCTGGCCCACCGCCTGCTGGTGGCATTTTTGATGACAATTCCGGCACTAATCCTAACCGCGCGCTTTGGACGCCGATTGTTGCCAACCAAGGCGCGCTAAATAACTGTCAGTTCGTAGCCTTCCTACCGTCCAATAGCGACGTAGCCGCTAACATTAACATTAAGGCTGGCGTAAAGTCCTACTACAAGCCACAGGCAACTCTGCGCGTACTTCTTTACGTCAGCGCCGACACCAATGAAGCCGCCGCCGCATTGGCATTAACCAAGGCTTCTTATGTTGGATGGACTACTAATGGATCGCTTTTTAATCTTCCTGCTGAATACAAAAAGTTAGCGGCGGCTACTCAATACCCCGGTAACTTTACATACATAGCAGAGTATGAGGCTAAAATTAACCGTTCATTCCTTATTACTTCTTGCTCCGTTGAAAGGTTTGGCTACATCTACAAAGTAACCGCTGACTTAATGCTTTCTGGTATTGCTGGCTGGGACAAGGACATCTACCCCAAAGTAGGTGGTACGGGCTAATGGGTTCTATCTCTGGATTTAACTCATCGCTTACGGGAGGCTTCTCGGAAGGCGATCCAGTCTCTGCCTCTAAACTTAATAAGTTAGCGTCTGGATTTGAACTTTCCAAAACCCAATTTAGCGACGGACTTCTGTTTCAAGGTGGCCCATCTGGGATTCCTTACACCACGCAGTACCCAACGCCATTAGCCATCGAGGGCGCGCCGGAACAATTTCAAGTAAAGATGGACGGCGACAATCTTTACGTTGCCAAAGGGCGCGTCATTTGCCGCACAAGCCCAAATGGTTTTACTGGTGGGTGCTTGCGTGAGTATGATGTAATTCAAGCAGGGGTTTGGCCATTAGACTCTTTTGTTGACGGAACAGATGCAAACAGTCCTTGGGTAGACAACGGAGGGTATTTCACACTAACCCCCCCAGAGGGAGAGGAGTTAGTTCAGTATGGCGTTTACCTTATTCTAAACCAGTACCAGATTGCTGGCGGGACTCTTTCGCCCGGCGTCCCCTATCTGGCCATCATGCCATTGGCTGGGGACGCTTGGACAAAGACAGAGCCTTTTGGCGATGAGTCCGCTTGCGATTTGCAACGCTGGTTCAACCTCTTTGAATACAAAAGTGTGACGGTTGAAATCCCAACTGACCCCTATGAAGTGTCTGGAAACTTTGAAGAATCCCAGCAGAGCAAACTTCAGAACTATAATTGCCAACGCATACCCATCGCGCTGATTTCATGGGATTCGGAAAATAGTGTCTGGGTAACAACCCAGTATGCCATTGGCACACTCACCATCCCCTACGGCGCGTTTTACTCTGGCGTCTTTCGCTGGGAAAATACGGATGGCTTCACCCCTCCGTCGTGGTTCTCTACCCCCTATTACGCAGGTGCTCAAGCCGACTGGGAAGGTAACTTCACGGACTGTGCTAAATGGGATGGTACGGGTACACAGCCAACCCAAAACATCCCTGTTTAGGGGTTTTTGGATAGGTTGACATTGGGCTAAATCCAAAGCCCATGGCTACGCCGACCTTCAGTTTTACCAAGGGGTCTACCCTCACGATTGCGGGGGTCTACACCCAGTCATCCGGCGCGGCGCCGCCAAACCTAGACGGCATTGACCTTTATTGCTCCGTCCGGGATCAGCGCGGGTATGAGTACACCCTAGAAGTTACCAAAGATAGTTCGACCGAGTTTTCCATGTTCTATGCCAATACGCAGGACTGGAATTGGGGTATGGGTTTTATGGACATCCTGTTTGTAGCCAATGGCGTGGCTATCTATTCCGAAACTATCAACGTCGGAATCCTCAATAACGTCACGCGCAACTTGTACACCTAATGGCCATTACGCTGACAATCTGCGAGTCGGCAAACATCGCTGTTAATCCTGTTGTACCTGCTGCGATTACGATTAACCCGTCTATCCCGTCCATCACGGCGTCGATTGCGGTGGGGAGTACCACGACTGGGGCACCCGGCTCAAACGCCCTTGTGGTCAACGCTGGCACCCCTTACGCCGCCATCCTAGATTTTACCATTCCCCGTGGCGAC